ATGGAACCCGGCCCTCGTTTCGGCGAAGCTCTCGCCTACGCCTCGCAATTGCATGCCCTGCAGAAACGCAAGCGGGCGGAAACCCCGTATGTCGCCCACCTGCTGGCCGTGGCTGCCATCGTGCTCGAACACGGCGGCCACGAAGATGAAGCGATCGCCGCCCTGTTGCACGACGCGGTCGAGGATCAAGGCGGCATTCCCACGCTGAATGAGATCCAGGAGCGGTTTGGCGCGGTCGTGGCCGAAATCGTCGCCGGCTGCACCGACGCCGACAAGATTCCAAAACCACCCTGGCGCGCCCGCAAAGACGCCTATCTCGCGCACCTGCCCACCGCCAGCCGCTCGGTCCAACTCGTCAGCGCATCCGACAAGCTGCACAACGCCCGGGCTTTGTGCGAAGACTACCTGGCGTGCGGCGAATCCCTCTGGCAACATTTCAACGGCGGCCGCGACGGCACGCTCTGGTACTACCGCGAAGTCGTCAATCGCCTGAACAAATTGCAAGGCACCGCACTTCTCGCCCAGCTTACCCGCGCCGTCGAAGAGTTGGAACGACTCGTCGCGAACGCTACCCGCGTTTAGCCCGGAGGCAACGCCGACGGTGTTTCGTGCTTTTAATGCGCTTCGCTTCACGCCCCGCGCGTCTGAACTCTCCAACGCGCCGTCGGCGATGCCTCCGGGCTAAACTTCGTCGTCCGAATTCTTCCCCTGCGACTCTGCGCCTTTGCGTCTCTGCGTTAATCTCCTCATTCTTCGCCCCTCGCAGAATCCAAAAAATATCTAGTTGAAATCGAGCCAGCACTTTTAGTAGTGTGGCGTTTGTTGATTGACGGGTATTGGCAGAGCCTGAGCACGACTCGGGTTTCCTAAGGGCCCCTTGGCTGGAACGCGTTCCGGCCGGGGCCCTTTTTTATTGGATTGGCGGTTCGATTGACCATGACGAATTCCAGATTGCAACTCGTTCCCTACCGCGACGCACGCGGGCAGATTCGCTGCGGCGATTTGCTCCTGTTCCGCCGCCGCGGCCTGATTTCGATCGCCGGCCGTGGCGAGCACTCGCACGCCGCCAAGGCCGCCTGGTGGGGCGACGACCTGTTCTGCCTCGAAGTCCGCGAGTGGCACGGCGGCCGCGCGGTCACGTTGTCGAGCCAGGTGCAAAGATTTCCCGGCCGGATCGACGTGTTCGAAGTCAATCCGTTCGATCGCTGGCCGCACTACGATCGCGCCGCAGCCTCGGCCGTGATGCGGCGCCTGGCCGGCTGTGCCTACGGATATTCCGGGGTCGCGGCCGCCGCGCTGTTGCACCTGCCCGTCGTGCGGTTATTCGCCCAGCCCGACGTTCACGACGACGCAGCCTCGGGCCGGCCGCCGTTTTGCAGCCAGGCCTGCGCGATGAGCGATCGCATCGGCGGCGGCGTCGATCCGGTGCCGCACCTGGCCGATCGCCTCACGCTGCCGGCCGACCTGGCCCGCAGTCCGTTCTATCGTTACCGCTTCACCCTCACGGCCTAAAGCCATGCAACGACTCACACACATCCTACTGTCGTGCCTGCTGGCCGTGAGGGTCGCGGCCGTTGGCCTGGCACAAACCGCGGATTGCCCGACAGGCGAATGCCCGCTGGCGCCACCGGCTGCGGCAAACGACATCGCCGTCGACTCACGCCCGATCGCGCGAATCGAAAACACCACGGCCGCCGGCCGCAGTTACGGCAGCGGAACACTCGTCGACGTCGATGGCTCCAGCGGTCTGGTCGTCACCTGCGCCCACCTGTTTCGCGAAGGAACCGGCACGATCATCGTGATGTTCCCCGAAAGCTCGCGTCACTCGGCACGGTTGGTCAAGATCGACCACGACGCCGACCTGGCGGCGCTTGCGATTTCCGTACCGGCGCTGGCGCCCGTGGAGATCGCCACCGACTATCCACAGCAGGGCGATCCGCTCGTCTCTTGCGGCTATGGCAGCGACGGCCGCCTGGGGTGCAATCGCGGACAGGTGCTCGGCTACGTGACTACACTGGGAAGCCACGGCCGCGAAACGCTCGAACTCAGCGGCTCGGCACGGCTGGGCGATTCGGGCGGACCGGTGCTCGATCGCCAAGGTCACTTGGTCGCCGTCTTGTTCGGCACGAACGGCCGCGTCGTCGATGCCACGTTCTGCGGCCGCGTGCGGCAGTTTTTGCAAGGCCTCTCGCCGCGATTCGGCGGCAGGGACAACTCCGCTCAGGCAAATGGCACGCCCGCCGCGCCACTCGAGAACCTCCCGCCGCGCATCCTCCGCCCGAACCGTCCGCGGCCCGACTCCCGGTCTCCCGCGAATCAACCGCCGGCCGCCGATCCTTTAGGTCGCGCCGCGGATGCCGTGGGCCGCGCTGCCCAGCCGTGGCTCTCCGCAAAACTCGCCGCGCTGCTGATCTCGGTCGGCGTGCCCGGGGGGATCGCCGGAGTCGCCGGCGGCGCGATCGTGTGGCTGGCCATGCGCCGCGGAAAGAAGAAGCTGCACGCCCAACTCGATCGCTTGCAAAGCCGCACGACGACCAAGAGTGATTCAGATTACATCACCGACAATACCGAACACGTCGAGCCGGCGCAACAACGCATCATCGCGCGGCACCACAATCGCTACGTGGCCTATGAGGCCGGCTCGATCGACAAAGCCTGGGCCGCGGCACACGCACGGGTCGGCGAAAAGTACCCCGGCGCCGTCCCGTATCTCAAGATCGTCGAAGGGGTCAAAGATCAGTTGCTCTCGGGCATTGAAGAACCACAACTTTCCTGAAGGAGTTTTTGCACATGGCTACGGCACAACCGCTGTTCACGACCGACGAAATCCTCTGGTACGACAACGGCAAGTGGGGTGAGGTGGGCTATGCGATCGCCAACCCCAACGGCAAGATCTGGACCAACAACAGCGTCATCTTCCAGTTCCACAGCCTGATCGGCCGCAACATGTTCGAGTTGATGCACCGCACCGACGTGCGGTTCTACGGCGCGCCGCACAAACAGTTCTGGTTCGACCTGCATCAGCTCATCATTACCGCTCGCAAACGGCTGGCCGACCGGCAGCGACTGCCCAACGATTCGAACGGCCTGGTCGTCGAGCACGCCTCGCCGGCCCCGCAGGTGTTCCTGGCCTGGCCGATTCCGTTCTTCGGCGAGCGCGTGCGCCAGCCCGACATCCGCGAGTACGCGCAGCTTGCGCTGCTGATGCTCTCGGAAATGATGCAGCACTCGGAGAACGAGCTGCCGACCTACATCACCGACAGCTTCGCGGCCAAGATCGGGCAGTACCTCCGCGAAATCCTGGCGCTGATGGCCACGAAGTATTTTGGCTACAGCCGGGCTCAGGCCTACGAACCGGCCTTCGCCCTGCAGGCTAGCGACTTCGCCAACTACGATCCCTCGAAGGTGATGACGAGCGTCGAGATGACCGAAGAGCGGCCGCCGGTGCAATGGTGGCCGACCGAGTCCGACCTGAGCGCGATTCGCGCAATTCCCTACAACGAGGCGCTCGTGTTGGCGAAACGCTGGCCCGCTACCGCCCTCTTGGGCAGTGGAACGTTCGGCGTGCCAACCGGCGCGTCGCTCTCGTCGTCGAATGGTCCGGCGCCCGCCGCCACGGCGGCGTTCGTCGACGCCCCGGGCCAGGCCCCGTAGCTATTTCTAACGCAGGAGGATTGCCGGCCATGCCGTTTTCCGATTGGAGTTTCATCGTGGGGGCCGCGCTGTCGGTAGCGCTAACGGCCGGCCCGTGGATGTTCAAAGTGCACGCCAAGCTGGCCGTGATCGCCAGCAAGATCATCGACCTGTGCGAGAAGCTGGAGCGGACCGACGACGATCATCGCCGGCTGTGGGAAGTCTGCAGCCGGCACGCGTCGCGGCTCGACACCCACGACGTGCAGCTCTCGCACATCGCCGAGCGATTGCGCGGCGAGTGACAAATCGAGTCGTGCTCCTCCCGGTCAGCCCCCGGCTCCGCCGGGGGGCCGTTGCCTGTGCCGCATTCGATCGAACTTGTTACGTCGCGACGAAGTACCCCCCGGCAAAGCCGGGGGCTGACCAGACGAAACGCAAATTGCTTTTACAGGACTCCACCATGCAAATTCGCGATCGAATTCGTGAGCTTCGCCGCGTGCGGGCCGATTCGCTTTGCCCGCACCCGCGCAACTGGCGGACCCATCCACGAGCTCAGCAGGATGCGATGCGCGGCGTACTCTCCGAGATCGGATACGCCGACGCGCTCCTGGCCCGCGAACTGTCCGACGGCTCGCTGCAATTGCTCGACGGCCACCTGCGAGCTGAGCTCACGCCCGAGTCGCTCGTTCCGGTGCTCGTGCTCGACGTGAACGACGAGGAAGCGCTCAAGCTGTTGGTCACACTCGACCCGCTCGCTGCCGAGGCCGAAACCGACCAACAACTGCTCCGCGGGCTACTCGACGACGTGCATACCGACAGCGAAGCGCTGGCGGCGCTGCTCGCATCGCTGGCCGAGGAAAACCCGCTCGAGGCCGAACTCGACCAGGCGGCACCCGCCGATCCGATCGTGCCCGAGAGCTTTCAAGTCGTCGTGCTGTGCGACGACGAGGAGCAACAGCGCGAAGTGTATGAGCGCATGAAGTCCGAAGGTTTCAAGTGCCGTGTCCTTTCCTTATAGATTCTTGTGAGCCAGCCATGCCGATGATTCAGGCGGAAGTAGATTGTCCGGTGCACGATTCGTTTCGCGTGCAGCAAGTGGCCGGCATGTTCGACGTGCCGCTGGCCGAACGGTCGGCGCGATCGTTTGCCGTGGAGGTTCCCGGTGTCGACGAGGATTGGCAGATCGGCCTGATCGTCGGTCCCTCGGGAAGCGGCAAGACCACGATCGCCCGACAAGCATACGGCGGCGAGCTGGCCGAGGCCGCGGCCTGGCCAGCAGATCGCGCCGTCGTCGACGGCTTCGGTTCCCTCTCCGCGCGGCAGATTACCGGCCTGCTCACGGCGGTCGGCTTCGGCTCGCCTCCGGCCTGGGTGCGTCCGTATCACACGCTCAGCCGCGGCGAGCAATTCCGCTGCGACCTCGCCCGGGCGCTCGCTGCGGGAGTCGAACGAACAAGCAGACAGTCATCCGGCGACCTGCCGCTGGTTGCGTTCGACGAGTTCACCAGCGTCGTCGATCGCAACGTGGCGCAATTCGGCTCGGCCGCGATTGCCAAGGCGATTCGCGCCGGCCGCATTCCCTGCCGTTTCGTGGCGGTGACCTGTCACTACGACGTCGCCGAGTGGCTCGAGCCCGACTGGATCGTCGACATGCAGCTCGGCACCTGCCAGCGGAGGCGCCTTCGGCGGCCCGCAATTGAACTCGAATTGCGCCGCTGCCACCGCCGCCTCTGGAAGTTGTTTGCGCCGCATCATTATCTGAGCGGCAACCTGAACCGCGCCGCCCGCTGCTATGCCGCCTGGTGGAAAGGGCTGCCCATCGCGTTTTGTGCCACGCTGTCGGCAATCGGCCGCAAGAATCATTGGCGCATCAGCCGCCTGGTCACACTTCCCGACTTTCAAGGCGTCGGCATCGGCACCCGCGTGGCCGAGGCCGTGGGCCAACTGTACCGCGCGGCCGGTTGCCGCCTGAATATCACCGCCAGTCACCCGGCGCTAATCGCCCACTGCGCGCGTTCACCGCTGTGGCGCACCGTGCGCGTGCTTCGCTCGGGAGCCGGCGACACGCGGCATCTCGAGCGAGGTTACCGCAGTTCGGCCGGGCGTAGCGTGGTCTCCTTCGAATACCTGGGAACACAATCGTGAATGAACGCGAAGAACCGGCCAAGACGCCTTATCTCGACGAAGTCAAACAGAGCGCGATCTGCGCCGTGCTGGCCATGGGGGGCACCCGGGCCATCGCCGCCTCGTACGTCGGCTGCCATCCCGACACGATTCGCAACACCGAGCTGCGCGACGAAGCCTTCGCCCAGGCGCTCGAAGCCGCCGAATCGAAGCACGAAGTGTCGCAACTTTCCCACATCAACAACGCGGGCCGCGAAGGCCGCCACTGGCGCGCCGCGGCCTGGGTGCTCGAGCATCGTTATCCGTCGCGCTATGGAAAGCGTCGTCCCGATCTGTTCACGCTCGAACAGGTGTCGCACGTGCTTACGCAGTTCGCCGAAGTGATCCTCGACGAAGTCACCGACTCCGAAGCGCGCGAAAAGATCCTTGCTCGACTGGCCGAACTCACCACCGGCCTGCAGTCCGACGCCGCGGGAGAAAACCCATGAAACTCGCTGCCAGTTGGAATCGCGAAGGCATCTCCACGGCCGCCTGGGCCGAACTCGCGCTGCATCTCAGGGCCTGCGTCGCGCGCCGCGTGCGCTGCGAAGGCAGCGACCGCCAGCCGCTGCTCGATTGGGGCCGCCGCTACCTGCCGCATTATCTCCAAAAGCCTCCCTCGGGCATGCACGTCTGGCTGGCCGATCAACTCGACGCCATTACCACCCAGCGCGGCAGCAAGCTCAACGTCATCGGTCCCCGCGGCGGCGCCAAGAGCACAATCGGCACGCTCGCCTACGCCCTCCGTGCGGCCGTCGAAGGCTGGGAGCCGTATATCTGGATCCTTTCCGACACCAGCCGCCAGGCCGCCGCGCACCTCGAAAACCTCAAGCTCGAACTAACCACCAACCGCTTTCTGGCTGCCGACTACCCGCAAGCCGTCGACGAAGGGCCGATGTGGCGTACCGCCGCGATCCGCATGAACAACGGCGTCACGATCGAATCCTACGGCACCGGCCAGCGCGTTCGCGGCAAACGCGTCGGCGAGTATCGGCCGACGCTGATCATTTGCGACGACCTGCAAAACGACGATCACATGCGCTCGGTCACCGCCCGCGAAACGTCGGTGCGGTGGTTCGAAGGCACGCTCCTTAAGGCCGGCACGCCGCAAACGAACTTCGTCAACCTGGCCACCGCATTGCACCGCGACGCGTTGGCGCTCAAACTCGACCGCACGCCCGGCTGGACATCGCGAGTCTTCCAGGCCATCGGCCGCTGGCCCGACAACATGAGCTTGTGGCACGAGTGGGAGCTCTTGTACTGCGACCTCGATCGCGAAGACGCGCAGTCGGCCGCGCAGGCGTTCTACAACGAGCACCGCGCGGAAATGGACGCCGGAGCCGAACTCCTGTGGCCCGAGTTCGAAAGCTTGTACACGCTGATGCAGATGCGCGTCGAAGGAGGACGCACGGCGTTCGAACGCGAAAAGCAAGGTTCGCCGCTTGGTCCCGATGCCTGCGAATGGCCGGCCGACTACTTCGATGAGCATCTCTGGTTCGACGAGTGGCCCGGCAATTTGCGACTCAAAGTCGTGGCTCTCGACCCCAGCAAGGGACGCGATGCCCGCCGCGGCGACTTTTCAGCGTTCGTCCTGCTGGGCGTCGACTCCGAAGGTTTGCTGTACGTCGACGCCGATTTGCAACGCCGGCCCACGCCCGAGATGGTGGCCGCGGGCGTCGAGCATTGCCGCGTGTTCCGCCCCGACGCGTTCGGTGTCGAAAGCAACCAGTTCCAAGAGCTATTGGCCGACGAGTTCGCCGCGGAGTTTCGCCGGCAGGGGATGGTCGACGTGCATCCCTGGAGCATCGACAACCGCGTCAACAAGGCCGTCCGCATCCGCCGGCTCGGCCCATATCTTTCCGGACGGCGCCTCCGCTTCAAACACGATTCGCCGGGTGCGAGGCTGCTGGTCGAGCAGCTTCAAGAGTTCCCGGCCGCCGACCACGACGACGGACCCGACGCGCTGGAAATGGCCATCCGCCTGGCCGGCGAACTGCTGGACGGCAACGCCGCAGGCGACAACCTGGGCGAGCGACTGCCGGTTGAAGCGTGAGGAGAAGGATGAAGGCAGAAGGATGAAGGATGAGTAAGACAACAAGCACACTAACCCGACGCGCCAGCGAGGGAGAACCAGTCTCCCCTCTCCCGCGCGAATAGTTCACTACGGGATATGCGCGATCGCGGGAGAGGGGTCGGGGGTGAGGGCTCTTCGAGTCCCATATCAACCGACCGCCCATGAAATTATGCAACTGTGCCACTAAAACAAAACACTTCAATGGCTTGGCAAGGAGTTGGGTATGACAGTCAACGGTTTCGCAGAACACGACCTCACCGAAAAACTGAACCGCCGGCTCTCCGAAGCCTGGCAGGGCCTGTGGGATAGCTTCGTCGATCCGCACGAAGCCTATGCCGATACGCCCGGCGAGTGGCTGGCGCTTGGATCGGGTGGCACAGCGACGGCTTCCCTGCCGTTTGCCAACGAGCAGCAGCTCGGCGAGTTGCGCGCCCAATGCCGCTCTCTGGCCGTGGAGAACGAGTTCGCCATCAACGGCCACGAGAACCGCGTCAGCTTTCTCGTTGGCCCGGGACACACCTATCGGGCGACGGCAAAAAAAGGCCGTACCGCGGCGGTCGAACTGGCCGGCCAGGTGCAAGACGTGCTCGACGGGTTCGTCGCCGACAACCTCTGGCATCGCCGGCAGCAGGAGATCGTCCGCCGCTACGATCGCGACGGCGAAGTCTTCCTGCGGTTCTTTGCCACCGGCGACGGCCAAACCCGCGTCCGTTTCGTCGAACCCGGCCAGGTGGCCACGCCGAAAGAACTCGCCGGCGATTCGGCCGCCAGCTTCGGCATTCAGACCGAGCCCGACGACGTGGAAACGCCCATCTCCTACTACGTCGACGGCAGTCCGGTCGACGCCGCCGAGATCCAGCACCGCAAGGCCAACGTCGATGTGAACGTCAAGCGCGGCCTGCCGCTGTTCTATCCGGTGCGCAAGAACCTCCGCCGCGCGGAAAAGTTGCTGCGGAACATGAGCGTCGTGGCCGAGATCCAATCGGCGATCGCCCTGGTCCGCAAGCATCGCGGCGGCACCCGGGCCAGCGTGCAGCAGTTCGCCACCGCGCAGGCCGACGTCAGCATCACCTCGCCCACCAGCGGCCAGACGACGAACTTTCGCCGCTTCGGCCCCGGCACGATTCTCGACAGCCACGGCGGCATCGAATACGACTTCCCCGCCTCGGGCCTCGATGCCGCCAACTTCGTCACGATTCTGCAGGCCGAGCTCCGCGCCATCGCCAGCCGCCTGGTGATGCCCGAGTTCATGCTTACCTCCGACGCCTCGAACGCGAACTACGCGTCGACGATGGTCGCCGAAGGCCCGGCGATGCGGATGTTCGCTCGCCTACAGGCGGAGCTGGTGCGCGACGATCTGCACGTCATGCGGCGCGTGCTGGAAAACGCCGTCGCAGCGGGCGTGCTGCCGCAAACGGCGCTCACCGAGATCGAAGTGCAGGCCGCGCCGCCCATGCTGGCCGTTCGCGATCCGCTCGAAGAGGCGCAGGCCCTGCGCATCGAATACCAATGCGGCATCCTCTCGCCGCAAACCTGGAGCCAGCGCCGCGGGCTCGATTACGACCAGGAACAAACCAACTGGCGCGAAGCTAAACGGAACGTCGAATCGGGTCTCCCAGCCGGCCATGCTCCGATTTCCATATAGCTGCCGATGACCGGCAGAGGAGTGTGTTGCGGTCCCGCGTGTCACTTGCCACAATTGGGGGACGGGAATTTAGGCAGTGGCGGGGATCCTATGCAGGCTGAAATTCGACGAGTGCATCGTTTCCATCGGATTCATCGCATTCTTGACTATGCGATAAACTGTTGGCCGTCATGGTTTGGCGGATTGCTGAGAGTCATCTCGCCAATGTCTTTGTGGCTAATTGCCGCGTTTGTCGCTCTCATTCGATTTACCGATCCGACCGATCAGGATGGACTTCCGAAATGGTTGCTCGACTATTTGACATTCATCCACCACAGAAGGTTTGTCATTGTCGTGGGACTGATCGCCGTTCAGGCAGCTTGTCAGGGGTTGTTATGGATAGGCAAACGGCTCCGTCGTCCTGACTCGATGAAGATCGGCTCCGTGCTTGACATGCTGGTTTCCCAGGTTTTCCCAGAACAAGATCGACGAAACCACGTCTATCGTGCAACCCTCTTCAAAGTACGTTCATGCTGGTTCTGCGGGAGTTGGCTCGGCATCGTTTCAAGATCCGGAAAAATGTATCCTCAAAAAACAACGGTGTTCTGCGTTAGTGGGAAAACCCGGGCTAACTGTACCGGTATTGCTGGCGAATGCTGGCGGCAGGACGGGTTAACCTATATTGGTTCTCTGCCTGAATGCAGAAGTGATCCAGTCCCTGACGAATTGCTGAACGAATACAAGCTAGCGGGTTGCTTAGATGATCGTGAGCTTGCAATAATGAATGTGAAATCGACAGTATTTCTGGCGACTGGCATTCGAGTTGCTGGCCGGCTTTGGGGAATCGTAGTGGCGGATAGCACGGACTTGTCTACACTGCCGAAGCAACTAAAGCGCCACGAGGGAGCCCTAGATTTTGCAGCTGTGTCGATCGAACAGTTGGTGACATAGCAACCGATGAGGTGAAAGAATGGAACGCTACATTTGGGTAAACCCCGATCGACTTGAAGACACGCAGAAGAAAGTCGGATTAGACTTTCTTGTTGAGTTGTCGCCATATGATGTCCCGAAGGGCATTACCGGCACTTATTCGCCAGGGGACGGTCATTTTCTTATTGAGTTTGAATACATAGACAACGAACCGCCGGTGGTCTCAGAGACGACTCATGGAGTTCGTGTGTTTCAAGGAAAGCACAGTGGAAAGCTTTTGCGACTAGTTATCCCCATAGACACTCCGCCCCTCGACACTGCGGGGGCCATTCGGTTGAGGACAAATGTTCTTGACGCGGTGGGCGGGATGTCTAGTGGAAAGCGAAGCGGACGAATGAATCGTCGAGTGACAAAGAAACTACTAGCCGACCGTCTTGACGAACTCACTGTCGACTTGGTGAGCTGATTCGCCTTTCTTGCTTCCATGCGGCTCTTCCCGCAATCACTGTTCTCTGTCCGTGCAACAATTGCTGAAGTCCAGTAGTGCACGAGATACCTCGCCTCGATTGTCACTCGAGCGCACGGGCAGTGTCGCTAGCGGGCACTCGGATCGTCAGCGTTTGCGAGCACCCTAGAAGACTCACGATAGGTCTCTTGGGACCGTTGAGTCGTTCCACAGCATTGAGATGCGGATAGGAGAATCCGATCGATGGTTCGAATGGTGTACTGGTGCGGAGAAAGGTGAGAAAGAAGTACATTGAAATCGAGCCAGCATTTCTAGTAGGTTGGGACACCAAGCAAATGTCGTTCAACGGTGAATTAAGCCAAGGGGGCGACACCGGCCTCCCGAACCGCGAAAAAAATCCGCTCGCGACGAAAAAACAAATTGAAATCGAGCCAGTGTTTCTAGTAAGTTCAGAATCATGACAAGCAAACGGCATTCGACCGCGAATCAAACCAAGGTGGCCCGCGTGCGAACGGCCTGCGAAGAGTTGTTCGAGCAGGTGCTGCGGGAAGGTTTTCACGGCGTTGCCAAGCTGGAACTGGTGATCGCCGACGGCACGATCCAAACGATCTGCCGAGCGGTGGAACAGATCGACAAACGAAACTAGCGGGGCAGGGGAGCGGAAACGCTCTCCACGTCTCGCGACGGGTATCTCGACGAGCCTGCCTGGCAGGTTTCATTGCGGGCCCATTTGCCGGTGAATTCGGCAGATGGGCCCTTTTTTTATCGCCCTAGGAAACTCAGAACGCCCAAGGAAACCCAAACGATGGACGAACACCTGCAAGAATTCGTGAGTTCGCGAGGCGTCGACGTGCGCGTCGACCGCGCCGCCGGCATCATTCGCGGCGTCAAGCTGCTGGGACTCGAATCGCGCAACGGCCGCCGCTATCTCCCCGCGGCGCTCGAGCAGGCCGCGGCCCTTTACGAAGGAGCCAAGGTCAACGTCAACCATCCCAAGGGGAGCCCGCTGGCGGCCCGCGACTATCAAGATCGCCTGGGCGCGATCCGCAACGTCCGCCAGGTGACGGGAGGCATGTTCGGCGACTTGCACTTCAATCCCAAGCACGCCCTGGCCGAGCAGCTTGCCTGGGACGCCACGCACGCTCCCGAGAACGTGGGCTTTTCGCACAACGTAGAAGCCCGCACCTCGCGACAAGACGGACGCACGATTGTCGAAGCGATTCTCAAAGTGCAAAGCGTCGACCTGGTCGCCGACCCGGCCACCACCCGCGGCCTGTACGAGAGCGCCGAGTCGGTCGTCGGCGAGTCGACGTCCGTCTGGCTCGGATCGGTCACGTTGGAATCACTGCAGGCCGCCCGGCCCGACCTGGTGGAAGCGGTCCGTGCCGAATCGGCCGCCGAGCTCACCAGCCTCCGCGAGGAAGTGACCCGCTTGCGGACCGAATCGCTCACCCGCCAGGGCCGTGGCGTTCGTCCCGTGTCGCGCGAACAGCAACACAGCGAACCGCGCCCGGCGGTGCTCGATGCCCGTGGCTTCGCCCGTGCAATTTCCTGAAACAGCATCACCCGAAACAGAATTTTCCATATTCACAAGTCCACTTCACGGAGAACCCACTGATGGCCAACACGATGCGCTGGAGATATGGCGAAACCAACCCGGTTGTGATTCCGGTCGCCTCGGCGACGGTGATCGAGATCGGCGACCTGGTCTACCTGGATACCACGGCTAAGCCGGCCGGAGCCCTGACCTATGGCGCCAGCCTGGCGTCCACGCAGGAATCATTCCACGACAAATTCATCGGCGTGGCGATGCAGCAATCGCGCGGCGGCGACACGGCCGACATCCGCGTGGCGACGACCGGCGTTTTCGAGTTCCCCTGCGCTTCCGCCGCGTTCGAAGTCGGTGCTCGCCTGGGCGTCGACGACAACGTCGCCGGCAACGCACTGTTGGATCAACAGGTGATCGCCGTCAACGTGGCTAACCCCGAGCTGTCGATCGGCTACTGCGCCAAGCGCGTCAATCCGGCCGCCACTTCGGTGCTGGTCGACGTCATCGGCACGCTCACTCACGCCGGCCCGCAAGCCGTGGCCTAGCGCCGCGATCCGCAACCCTAATACGACAACTACTTCAAGCAGGAGACCTACGACGTGATCAATACTCGGGAACTCAAACGCCGCTACGAACTGGACGGTCCGCGGCAGACCATCACCCATCTGACCGAAGCGCTCGAGCAGCGGCATCTGCGGGCCGAGGATTTCAGCATTCGCGACCTGGCTGAAGGGCTCGTGCCCGACGGCCACGAATGGGTGCGGCTGATGGATCCGCGCAGCGGCGGCAGCGTGCGGCTGCTCGAAGCCGGCGAAGGGGTCGACGCGACCGCCTTTTTGAACGTGGCCAGCCAGGTCATCTACTCCAAGATCATGGAGGCCTACACCCAGGAGGCATTCGTCGTCTCGCGGCTGGTCGACACGATTCCCACGCGGCTCGACGGCGAAAAGATTCCCGGCATCGCGGGCCTGGCCGCCGAAGACCACGTCGTCCATCCGGGCATGCCCTATCCGAGCGTCGGCTTCGGCGAGGATTACATCGAAACGCCGTCGACGACCAAGCGTGGCTTCATCGTGCCCGTGACGAAGGAAGCGATCTTCTTCGATCGCACGCACCTGGTGCTCACCCGCGCGGCCGAAGTCGGCGAGCTGCTCGGCCTGAACAAGGAAAAGCGGTTGGTCGACCTCGTGATCGGGGCCACCAACAACTACAAGTGGCTGGGCACGACCTACAACACCTACCAGGCGGCCGCGCCCTGGATCAATGTCAAGACCGGCAACGAGCTGGTCGATTGGACCAACGTCGACGTCGCCGAGCAGTTGTTCGCCGACATCCTCGACCCCAACACGGGCGAGCCCGTGCTGCTCTCGGCCAGCACGGTGCTGGTCATGCCGGCCTATCGTCATGCGGCACATCGCGTGTTCAACGCCGTGGAAGTCCGCTTCAACCCGACGAGCTCGGCCACGACGACGCTCGCGGCCAATCCGCTGTCGAACTACCAGGTGCTGGAAAGCCGGCTGGCGTATCGCCGTGTGATCGCGGCCGGCACCGCCGCCGCCGACGCCAAGAAGTGGTGGTTCCTCGGCGACTTCAAGAAGGCGTTTGCCTACATGGAGAACTGGCCGATCACCGTCACCCAATCGGCGGCCGGCAGCGAGGCCGACTTCAACCAGGACATCGTCGTGCGGTTCAAGGCCAGCGAGCGGGGCGCGGCGGCCGTGCTTAATCCGCGGTTCGTCGTCAAGTGTACCGGTTAGAAGACGCTTGTTGAGGGGGGACCGGGGAGCGCGGGTGTCTGCCATATCACGCGCGCCCCCGGTACCTCTCAGCGAACAGACATCCACATTGAAAGATCAGCATGAGCAACCTCGAACAGATCGAAACCATCAAGACCAACACGCTTGCCCAGATGGCGGCCGTGTCGGCCGAGCGCAAGCCAACCTATACCGAAAACGGCCAGTCGTTCGCCTGGACCGAATATCTCAATCACTTGCAGCGGCGCGTCGACTGGTGCAACGAGCAACTCGCCGCTGAAGAACCGTTCGAAATTCCCACACAAGGATACACGCCATGAACTTCGCCCCTGACATTGCGGAAGACTGCCTGCTGGTCGACGGTACCGAAACGGTCACGCTCCATTCCGCTTCCGCCGTCACTGTGAACGGAGCCAAACGCGGACTGCTCACCCTGGCGGAAATGGAATTCCGCCAGGTCGGCTTGGAATCGACGGACCTGGCCTGGAATCTTCCCGACGTCAACCTGGCGGGAATCGAACCGCGCCGCGGCGACACAATCGAGGACTCTCTCGGCGTTAGTTGGACGATCCAGAGCGTCACGCGGTCGCCGCTGTCCGGTGTCTGGCGGGCAGTCACCCGCCGCCACGTCTAAGGTTTGCAGATCGCTCGTTTTTCCTACGGTTTCGCTCCCCTGAAACGGACGCGCGGCTCGCGCCGCGCACTTGAACTATGATTTCCATCGCTCCCGCCACGCTCGACGATAGCAACAGCATCGTCGCCTTGTGGAACGCCAAACGTCTGGACGCCTCTTCGTGTTGGTACACGGCCGAAGCCATCGACGAGAGTTACATCAGCCAGTTGCTGGCCGCGGGCATGTACCTTGCGCTGGCCCGCGTTGACGGGGTTCCTACGGGTTTTGGTCTCTGGTGTGCCTCGGGGGGCGACGCGAGGCTGGTCGCGCTGGCTGCCGACGACCCCGCCGTCTACTACCGCCTGATGGCCGAGTACTGCACCTGGGGCCTGGCCGCGGAGTTTACCTCGGGCTTTGCCGAGCTCGGCACGACGGCCACAACCGAACGCGCGCGAATGGATGCGCTCGAAGTCATTCAATACGTCACGATCGGCTTCGAACCGCTTCTTCCGGGGCAAACTGCGGAGCAGCGGGTACCCCGTCTGCTGCGAGCCGAGTGCGAACTGACGGTCCTCGCGCAGGCCGTGGCCTCGGTACTGGAGGGCCTGTCGTGATCCAGCAACTTGTATTGCAGGCATCGCCCGCCAGCGGCTCCGATGCTCACGTTGCCGACGGCGCGCACGCCAACTTCAATCTGGGAAGCGCCAATCCGGCCTTCATCGGGCTGTCGAAAGTTGACAAGAGCACCACCCGGTACCGGTATCTGATTCGGTTCGATCTGAGCGATCTGCCTGTGGGAGTCGCGATTCTCGATGCAACCCTCACACTGACTGTCGCCGGCGACATCAATGCGACGGGCGACGAATTCCATGCCTATCGATTGACGCGTTCCGACTGGACCGAGCTGGGCGTCACCTGGAACGTATTCAACGGCCTGCAGCCCTGGACCGCGCCCGGCGGAGACTTCGTCACGGACGGTGGTGCCTCCGTCACGTTGCCAGACGCCTCGAATCTCGTGTTCGACTCGCTGACGGGGCTTGCAGTCGACGCCGTCGCCCACCGCGCGGCAAAGCTTGAACTGATCGTCGTGGGGCCCGACACGAACGACACCCGGTTGCTGACCGTCTATTCCTCGGAAGAAGGCACGCCTGCCAACCGGCCCCGGCTTGTCATTAACTATGTTGCGCCTCCGCAGCTTGCAATCAACGACCACGGCGACGGCTCCGGCGCCACGGCCACAGTCTCCGGCGCCGAATCCGACAGCACGACCACGATCCTGCTGCGAACCTTCAATGGCGAACCTGGCGACGGCTCCTGGACGCAGGCCGGAGCCATCGATGGCAACGGCACCGTCGAGCTGATGCTGCCAGCCGGGCACTATTTCGCCTACGCCATTTCCGCGGTCGAGAGTATCCACGTCCTGTCGCGCGTGGCGTACTTCGTCGTCAGCGACGGTCTCGAATCGATTCACACCCGTTGCCTCACGGCCGTGCAGGCCCGCATCCGCCTGCTGTCGCTCGACGGCGTCGCCAACGAGCGGGTCGTGATCGAAAAAGTTCCCACCGGCCGCAATCTTTCCGCCGGTAGCGGCCTGCCCGCGATTGTGCTCTCCCCCGAGCGCGCCGCGATGCCCGCCAGCGCCGGCACCAACGGCGCAGACGACGTGCACTACGACGTGCTGGTGGCGATTCTCGATCGCGACAACCAGGAACCGACGCTGGCCGCGAACCTCGACCGCCATTTGCTGTGGCGGCAACAAATTGCCCGGGCGTTTCGCAACCAGCGGCTGCCGGGCGTGCCTGAAGTAATCAATTCGGAAGTCGAACCGGCCGAAGGGCTGCTCGACGAAGCTTGGAAACGCGAGCTGATGGCCTCCGCGCTGCGGTTGCGCTTCACCAGTCGCGAAACCCGCGGATTCTAAACAGGAGAACGATCGACCATGACACCGACTACGGCCTCGATGGGCTACCAGGCCCGCTTGGGCACCAAGAACGAAACCACCTACGGCACGGCCGTCGCCGTCGACCAGGCCTTCGTATTCACGAGCGAGAACATCGTCAAGCGAGGCGTGATCGTCGAGCGGAGCGGACTGCGCGGCACGCGCAGCCATCAGGCCGACGACGTTCGCGTGGGGCCCTACACCGTGGGCGGACGGCTGGTGCTGGAACCCACGCCTCAGGACCTTTCCATCTGGCTGCCGCGCATCCTGGGGGCCGCGCCCGACGGTGCGAACTACAACCTCGCCGAAACACTGCCGAGCTTCACGCTCACGATCGACCGCGTGGCCAAAGTGTTCACCTATGCCGGCTGCAAGGTGAATCGCGCCACGCTCGAAGGCGCGCAGGGTGGACTACTGCGGCTTTCGCTCGACATTGTGGCTCAATCCGAAACCGTGGCCGCCGCCGGCTCGTTTCCCACGCTCACGCCGAGCAATACGCAGCCGTACATCTTCTCCGACCTGGACCTGACGCTCGCCTCGACGGCCCGCGAGGTCAAGGAGTTCGAACTTGCGATCGACAACGGGCTGATCACCGACCGGTTCATGAACTCGGTGACGATCGTCAATGCGCCCGAGGGAGACCGCGGCATCGTGCTCCGCACGGTGCATGCCTGGGCCGCGGCCAACGCAGATCTGTATGCCCAGGCGCTCGCGGGCGCCGCCGGCACGTTGCAGTTGACCAACGCTTTGGGCGGCACGCCGCCGGACGGTTATCGCACCACGTTCAACTTCGCCACGCTGCAAGTCCCCGACCGCAGCCCCAACGTGCCCGGCCGCAACGAGTTCTTTCTCAACCTCGAGATGGCAGCCCGCCGCGTGGGCACGACCCCCGAGTTGTCCGTGACGCACGACGCCACACCGTAATCGACCTTCATTCATTTCATTGGACGAGCCATGTATCTCAAGTACGGTACCTATCAACATCCACCGGGTGAAGCGTCGGTGGTGATCTCGAAGCAAGGGCTGTTTAGCGACGCCGGCCTGACGCGCGGCGTTCGCGAACGCTGGGACATTCAGGGCCGTTTGCAGGCTGCCGATCAGGCGGCGCTCACCGCGGCCATCGAAGCTCTGACCGCGGCCTATTCCGTGCAGGGGCAAAACGTCGGCTTTTATTTCGACGACGATCAGCCCAGCAGCCACCTGATCGCCAGCAGCGAGACCAACGGCGGCGTGCGCGTCGTCGTGCCGCCCAGCTTTCCGCAAGGCAAAGGGGCCGAGTACTCGACGTTCCGCAACTATTCGCTCGCGCTCGAAGCCGAGTGGCTCGATCCCGATGCCACGCTCATCGGCTGGAACGAACGATTGAACTTCTCCGGCGGCGGACCGCAGTTCGCGTTCCTGCAGCCGATCACCGGCACGCCGATCAAGCAACTGCTGCGGCAGGCCACCCCATACCGGGCCACGCAAAGTGGCGAGGCGGTCGGCTACCAGTCGTATCCCGCGCCGGCTTTGCCGCTGTGGGCCGATGCCGAACACGTCCACCTTCGCGAGATTCACTACGAGATTCCCAAGCGGATGGGTCCATCGGGCAGCCCCACGTACACGCACTACCGCGTCACCTGGTCGTACCGCTTCGAATCGGCCACGCCGCTCTTTGGCACGCCGACCGCCTGGCCGCTTTAAACATCGAACGCAAACCACAGAACACCGTTTAGACCTATGACTGCTCCTCAAGGCTTGGCCACATTTCCGGGCGTCGTGCAATTGCTCTCGGCGACAATCACGCTGGGGCACGGCATTTCACCCAGCACGGCACGGCTGACGATGGCGCCGCAACCGACCCCGCCTGCCGAGGCCGGAACGCTGCGGTTTCTCTATGGCGAAAACGTGGTGGAGTTCCCCGACTGTAAGATCGACCAGGGAAGTTACCAGCGGAGCGACACCGGCGAGCATTGGCAGGTGGCGTTTCTAGATCGTCGCTGGAAATGGCGGTTTGGCCACATTTCCGGCCGCTACAACGTGTGGCGCGAGAATGCCACGCTGCAAAACGGCGATCCCGCCGGCTCCTCGGGCTCCGGCCTGGTCACCGACACTGAGCGCACCCCGCAGCAATTGGCCGAGCTCTACCTCGACGCCATGGGCGAAGAAGACTACGACGTTTCCGCGCTGCCGAACTTCACGCGACCGCCGGTCGACCACGACTACGACAATCCGGCCGAAGCCCTGGCCGATCTGTGCGAAAGCCTGGGCTGCCGCATCGTGCTACGGCTCGACAACACGGTCAAGCTCGTCCGCATCGGCAGTGGCATCGAACTGCCCACCGACTTCCTCCTCGAAGACAGCCTCACGATCGATCTGCCGGAAAAGCCCGACACGATCGCCGTCGTCTGCGGGCCCAGCTTGTTCCAGGTGGACTTTCCGCTGGAAGCCGTGGGCCTCGACCGCGATACGACGACGGGCGGCGATCCCACCGACACGATCAAGCCGATCGACCAGTTGAGCTACAAGCCGGCGGGCGGTTGGAGCCAGGTCGATCTGCCGCTGTTCGCCGATCTGTCGAGCAATGCCGCGGAGGAAGACGTCAGCGGTCTGCGCTCGCTGGCCACCAAGAGCGTGTATCGCTACTACCGCATTCGCATGCCGGTGAAAGTGCCGGGCTACGAAGGAGACGTGATCACCAAACGCGAGCAATTGCTTCCGCTGTTCGACGAGCAGGTGATCTCTGCCGTCGAAAACGACGAGAGCGTGCCGCTGCCGGCCGCGGTATTCGGCGTGTGGTATCCCGGCCTCGACGATCAATCCAATACCCAGTCGACGCTCACCGCGCAAGGCAATTCGCCGCCCGCGGCCGGGCCCGAGGGAACCTACAAGTCGCCGTTCTACAATCGCGGTTTCACGCTCGATGCAGCCCGCGGAATCGTGATCTTCGACGAGCCGGTGTTCAAAAACGCCACACCCAACGCGGCAAAAGTCACCCCGCAGCCGGCGCAACTCGTGCTCCGCGCCAAGTGTCACGTCCGCGATCCCGAGACGCTTGCCGTAGCGCGGTACGTGCGCCAGCGGTCGACCGGTGGAACCTTGGGAACAAACACCCAGTACATCCAGCGCGAGGAGTTGGTCGTAACGCACGTGCCCACCTACTCCCCGGAGACCTACGCCGAAACGCCTTCCGGCGGCACCGATCCGCGCGAAGTGACCGCAGTCGCTTCGACCGTCGAAGACGTCGACGCGGCCTGCGACTACTACATCGACGCCGCGCTTGAAGAATACGTGCAGCCAGAACCCCGCCAGGTACAAGCGGCGGGCATTTATCCAATCGACCTCGACGGTGCCATCGCGCAGGTTACGTACCAGGTCGGTTCTGCCGGCGCTACGACCACGGTCGCTCGCGGCAGCGAACCCTCGAGCGTGGCCGCCAGCCACGACGAGCGCCGCCGCGCCGAAGTCGCCCGGCAGGCGAGTATGGCGGCCCGTCGCGCCACTTCCAGCACTTCGGGCCGCAACACGCGCCGCGAAGCCGCTGCACGGAGGCAAGCCCGATGAACCACGACAACCCCCATGCGCTAGCCCGGCCGCTGCCGTTCCGCAACGTCTCGGAGGAAACCATTCCCGCGTTTGCCGTGATGACGGTTGCCGGATTGACCTCGGAGCACGGCCTCGCCTTCCTGCAGTGCGGCAAGCCCAACGCGACGTTTCGTCGTCACTACGCCGTCAACGGCATGCAGGACGTGCTCCCCGGCCGCCGCGGCAGTTGCTTTCGCGCCGGCGACGTCCGCGTGCTCTACGACGCGGACACGCCCGAGGCCGGTGCCGGCTGGGGTCCCAAGCCCGGCCAATGGACGCTGGCCCGAGGATTTCCCGGCGGCACGATTCAAGGCATCGTCGACGCCACCCACAAGATCGCTCGCATCGACTGCGAGCCGATCAATCGCGCGCTCGTCAAAACGACTGCCACCGTCGCCATCGACTCCAGCACCACGGATTATCGAGTCTACGCCGGCGTGCCCGACAGCGAAGTCGATGCAGGATTTACCGACGTTCCGCCGGCGCTGAATCGCAGCGGACAGGTCATTGCCAGCGGACAATGGGCTTACCTGGTGTGGGTCCACAACGGCTGGGAACTGCAACTCATGCGTCAGGCGGCGCTGTGCGCGGTGCCTCCCTGCGGGCAAGGCATACCCGCCCGCGTCGGCAACGAGCCGGGCCAGAACGAATGCTGCTTGTTCACGATCGCCGCAGGCGCGTTGGTGCCCGTGCTGAATGACGGAGGGGCGCAAGCCCGGGACACCGTGTACAACGTTCGTGACGTAGCGATCCCGCCGCTCCAGCCACCCGACGAAAGCTACGTCCTCGTGCACGCCGACCCGAGCGGCCGCTGGATATGCGAAGTCCCCGAGAACGGATCGGCCGCCGGCGGCGCTGCAGCCACGACCACCACGCCCGACCCGAACCAGCCGCCATGCGCAGGTACCTGCAAGTGGAGCTGGTCCTTCACCTATGGCGGCGCGTGGCATCTCGAAAGCGACACCTGCGGCACGACCACGACGACCACGCCCGATCCCCAAGCGACGACGACACCGCCCTCCTGTCTCTGCCCGACGACGACCACCACCACGACGACCTGCGATCCCGAAGATCCCGAGTGCACCACCACCACGACGACCACCACGGCCGAGCCCGAGTGCTCGTGCGCGTACCCGGCGTTCTGCGGCAGCGAGACGGGCGAGTGTACCTATACGAGCTGCGCCGCCGGCACGAGCGCGCCGACGGTCGACTGCACCACGACCACCACGGCGGCGCCCACCACCACGCCCGACCCCTTGGCGACGACCACCACCTGCGATTGCAATACCACGACGACCATGTCCCCCGAGACGGGCTGCTCGAATTGCACCTGGTCGCACCATCCGGTGGGCGGCTGGGTCAACACGTTCAACGGTTGCCACGGCCAGTGCAGTTGCGCGGCTCCTCCCGGCGCCCCGGGCGATTGTTCGAGCGCCACGACGGCGTGCCTGCCGATCGTCGTCGTGCCGCCCCCGCCCCCGCCTCCCTGTGGCGGCAGTTGCTCGTACATTTGCGTGCCCGGCTCGGGCTGGTTTTTCGTCGGCGGTAGTTGCTCGGGCGGCACGCACGGCTGCTTCTGCGGTCCGCCCACCGAAAACTGCACCGTCTGCGGTGCCCCGGCCCGCACGCCCTGTTACGAGCCGCCGGCCAATCCCGACGCCACCACCACGACCGCCGCTCCCGGGCCGTGCGCCGAGTGCTACGGCACGACCACCACCACGACCACGGCCGCGCCAACGACGACCACCCCCGATCCGTGCGGCAGCGGCTGCTTGTGGGACGGCAGCGCCAGCGGCGCCTGGGCGGCCGGCGCCAACAACTGCGCGGTCGGCTGCAATTGCCTGCCGCCCGCCTACACGGCCACCGACGATTGCGAGACGGCCCACACGAAATGTTTCCCGGTCACGACGACCACCGTCGGGCCCACCACCACGCCGCCGCCGACCACGCCGCCCCCGACGACCACCACGGCCGCGCCGTATTACTGCGATTGCTTCGAGCCGGAGTTCGACACCGGCAACTGCGTGCAGGGGCTGGGCAGCCTCACGAGCTTCAATTGCGGCGGGCCCTTTGCCACGCTGGCGTTGTGCCAGGCGGCTGCACCTTGCGATAACCCGCCCACCACCACGCCGCCACCGACGACCACCACGCCCGCGCCGCAGTTCTGGCGCTGCTGCGGCTCGCCCGGCTGCTCCGAGCCGTCGGTGGTGCAGTGTGCCCAAGTCGCCAGCGCCGTCGACCCCTGCCCGGCCGCCGATTGCAACGGCGCGGTCTACGACACCGAAGCCCTCTGCGTCGCGGCCGGATGCGCCCCGGCGACCACCACCTGCGACCCCCTGGCGGCCTGCGACGGCGCCAGCCAATGCGCCGTGGCGTGCAGCAATTTCATCTACGTATTAAACGACTTCTGCCCGCCACAACAGGGCGGAGCGTGCCGCTGCGACTTGCCGCCGGAGGCTTGGGCCGTGCTCGGCCAACCGTGTACCGAGTCTCTCGGCGCGTTCGCTTGCTGCAACGGCTGCCCGGGGTCGGTCGCCCCCTGCACGAATACCACGCCGGCACCGTGAGAAGAAAGGGGTTAGGGGGTAGGGACTAGGGATTAGAAAAGAATGGAAGCTCACACCCCCAACCCCCAACCCCCAACCCCCAACCCCTAACCCCTAACCCCTAACCCCTAACCCCTGGAGCTTCAGCGACCCATGCCCCCGAAACTCACCATCGGCCTGCCCACTTACGACGACTTCGACGGCTGCTGGTTCACGCTGCAAAGCCTGCGGCTGCACCACGACATGAGCCAGGTCGAATTGATCGTCGTCGACAACAAGCCAGACTCCGCCGGCTCGGCCGATCTGAAACAGAAGGTCGAAGGCTGGATGCGGCCGGGCACGGCCGGCACGCGGTATATTCCGCTGCCCGGCGACGGCGGCCCGGCGGGCGCCAAGGACCGCGTCTTTCGCGAAGCGGCCGGCGAGGCGGTGCTGTGCCTCGACTCGCACGTGCTGCTGCCGCCCGGGGCGATCCAAAAACTCATGGCCTGGTACGACGCCCACCCCGGCAGCCACGACCTGGTGCAAGGGCCGCTGCTGCTCGACCACTTACAGAGCGTCCACACGCACTTTCTCGACGTCTGGCGGGGCGAAATGTGGGGCATCTGGGGCAGTGCCTGGGAAGTCTGTGCTGCTGGCGACGGGTACATCGCTGGCGACCGGGTGAGCGTGGTCGAGCACCAGGGCCGCGCACGGTTCCTGTCGCTGGACATGGGTAGCGTGCCGCTCAGTTCCAGCGCCACCTGCGGAAAAGATTTTCCCGACGTGCCCTACGCCGGCCACGAACGGGCGCTACTCGACGCCGGCTGGCGGCCGCTGGGTTTGAGCGACGACGACGAGTTCGAGATTCCCGGCCTGGGCTGCGGCCTGCTCAGTTGCCGCCAGGCGGCCTGGCCGGGTTTCAACGAGCACTTCCGCGGCTTCGGCGGCGAGGAAATGTACCTGCACGAAAAGTTCCGCCAGCGCGGCGACCGCTGCCTGTGCCTGGGCTTCTTGAAATGGCTGCACAAGTTTTCGCGCCCCGGCGGCGTCAAGTACCCGCTCACCCGCTGGAACAAGGTCCGCAACTACGTGCTGGGGCACCAGGAACTGGGCCTGCCCACGGATCGCGTGTACGAGCACTTCGTCACTGGAAAACTGATCTCCGAAAAGCAGTGGGAGTATCTCCTCGCCGATCCGGTCGGCAATGTCAAAGAGCCCGTCGCGCAGGCGGCCGCCACCATCGAAGAGTTTTATGACCAGGTGCAGGCCACCAAGTGGAGTTTGGACCAGCACATGCCCCAGCTCCGCGAACTGGCTGGGCAGTGCTCGCACGTGACCGAGTTCAGCCACACCCGCGAGTCGCTGGTGGCGTTTGCCGCCGCCAGGCCCGAGCGGCTCGTGTCGTACAACGTCGATCGGAAGGCCACCGAGGCTTTGCCCCTCTGTCCGTTCCTTGAGTTGCACGGGATGGATTCGCCCGACATACCGATCATCGATGAGACCGACCTGTTGTTCCTCGACACCAAGCACACCCGCGCCCGGCTGGCCGAGGAACTACAAAAGTTCGCTCCCCAGGTGCGGCGGTACATCGTGCTGCACGACACGGTGCTGCACGGCACGCGCGGCGAGGACGGCGGCGTGGGCCTGGTGCCGGCGATTCGCTCGTTCGTCGAAGAGCACCCGGCCTGGTTCGTGGCCAGCCACACTCAGGTGCAGTACGGCCTGACCGTGCTCGGCTGCCAGGAACAAGATCGCCCACCGCAAAAAATCCAACTCTGGCCGCCCGACTTCGGGCCCGGCACCGAACTCAAGGCGATCATGGCCTCGCTGGGGATCGAGCCCAGCCCGACCTGCGACTGCAACGGCAAGGCGATCCAGATGGACCTGTGGGGCGTCGAAGGCTGCCGCGAAAATCGCGAGCAGATCATCGCCTGGATGCGCGAGGGGCAGACCCGCTGGGGCTGGAAAGACAAGCTGGCCGCAGCGGCGGCCGCCGTGAAGAGCGGCCTGGCGTTCAAGCTCAATCCGCTCGATCCGTACCCGAGTCTGATCGACGAGGCGATTCGGCGGGCGGAGCAGAAACAGGAAGAAGGGGTTAGGGGCTAGGGGTTGGGGATTAGAAAAAGACCTAACACCTAACACTTTCCGAGACCCCCAACCCCTAACCCCTAACCCCTAACCCCTAACCCCTAATCCCTAATCCCTAACCCCTAATCCCTAACCCCCAACCCCTACCATGATTTCCTGCCTCTGCCCGACGTTCAATCGCTACCCAACACTCCGCTGGCTGTTGGAAGAAGCCGTCGAGTGTTTCTTCGAGCAGGATCATCCCGACAAGGAGCTGCTGATCCTCAACGACACGCCGGGGCAAACGCTTTCGATCGGCGATTCGCGCGCCGCCGGCCGCGTGCGGATCTTCAATTCGCGGATTCGTTTGCCCGACCTGTCGGCCAAGATCCAGTACCTGATCGACCGGGCCGCCGGCGACGTCTTCTGCCGCTGGGACGACGACGACCTGTCGCTGCCGTGGCGGCTGAGCTACTCGCTGGCGCGGCTCGGCGATCGCATCGAATGGCGACCGGAAAACTTCTGGTTCGCCAATGGCGCGTCGTCCTCGACGAGTACGTCGCTGCCCTGGCAGGAGGATCATTACCCGGGCAACAGCCACGTGATGGCCATCTGGCGGCGCGAGGCGCTGGCGGCCATTGGTGGCCGCTACCCGGCTGGTTTCAGCGGCGGCGAGGACCTGACGTTCAACCGCCTGCTCGCCGAAGCCGGCCACCCGCGCCGCGGCGACATCGTGCCGACACGGGAAATGTTCTACGTCTACCGCTGGGGCACCGGCAGCCGGCACCTGTCGGGAGTCAGCGACGGCAGCCCGCGCCCGCACCAGGCCCATTGGGATGCGCTCGGCCGGATGCCGATCGAGCAGGGGACGTTCATGATCCGCCCGCGATTTCGCAACCATGTACTCGTCGAGTACGACAATGCGAGTCTGCGATCGGCACACTTCCAGGCGGGGGCGCTTTGA